GTAGAAACAGTATTAGATCCCCCTAGTGGATCCTATCAACGTGATACTAGTAATAGATTTTATGTAATTCGTTTGAAGCAAAATGAAACAGAGAAAGAAGCAACATCTAAACTTTCTTGGCAACAACAGCCCGATTTATTAGAAGAACAAGGAATGGTTGATAAGATAATAGAATGGCATGATAATCCAAGAGTGTATAGGAAGTTTGAAGCTACTTTTGGTGTATTTTATAATGTGATGGATGAACACGGTTTTGGATCTTCAGATCCAATAGATGAAGCTTTAGAAACATTTAATGCAGATGAATTAAAACATTGGTATGGAATAGCCGTAGAACAATTAGAGATGGCTAAAGACAATAGTGTTATTATGAGGTCTTCTCAGAAGCTTTCCTGGCATGTTCCAACAGGGCCAAAAGAAATATCTGAATTTTTAACAACCCCACAAGGATGGGAAAAACGTTATTTTACAAATAAGGCTACGAGATCTATAATATTTTATCCTGTAGATAATAGGCCCGAAGGTGAACAACATACTGATGATGAATTTGAAGATTATATACCGGTACATACAAAAAAAGAAAGAGAACAATTTCGCGATGATCTTATTAACCAATTAGATAACTTAGGTGTACAAGATTATGAAATCAAAGTAGACGACCGTAATTATAATGCTGCAATACGTATTTATTTACCTTTAATAAGAGAGGAAATAAAGACACCTTGGAAAGAAATTATTTCAGAATTAGAAAATAGAGGGTATGGAAGATATTTAGGTATGTCTCATAATAACATTGGAGGACATTCAGTACAAGTATCTTTTGTACCTAATAGTAGAAGTCCTAAGTTAAAAGAGATGTTGGATATAATTAGAGATATGTCAGGGTTAGAACCTATAGTTAGAAAGAATTTTGGTGGTACAAGAATTTATGTTAAGAGACCTGAAGTAAAAGCCTCTCAAAAACTTTCTTGGGAAGTACAACCAGAAGACACTTTTGAAGATGCTGCTAGGTTTCTTGCAGATGATAACTGGTCTGATATACGTGACGGAGGTACAGGCACTTACTTCTTAGAAAATAATGATAACGGTTTGCATATTTATATGCCTTATAATGTTGAAGAAGATTCAGAGGATATAATAGGTGGAGTAACTATAGAAGAAGGCATGAAGTGGATGGTAGCTGTAGCAGATCCAAGATCAGGGTATTTAGAACAAGAGTTTGTAAGTACAGTTTCGGAAGCTACAATTTTAATTAATAGATGGAAAGATGAATATAGAAATAACAATAATGCAATAGCGTCTCTTAAATTTTCTGATTTAGAAGATTATCCGTGGGATGAAGTAAAAAGGAATTTAAGGCATCATATAAATTGGATGATAGAACATAACAGAGAAGAGTTTCCCGATATTGAACAATATGTAACGGATGAAATGATAGCACAGTTTGCATACAAAACATTCTTTAATGAATATAATATTCCAGGTTTATGGAAAGGAGATCCTGAATTTATAGCTGAAGTAAAAAGGATAATGGAACAAGAGTATGGTTATAAATTATATGCGCCTCCTTATATTGATTGGATGTATTGGTTAAACAAAGCTTCTAAAGATGTTCAGTTCTTTCTTGAGAACCAAAGAAATAATATTGCGCCTGATATGAATGTTTCTGATCAAGAGCTTGCAAGGGATTGGTTTAAGTTATGGGAAGAAGAAAAACAGGTAGTTGTTGATATACAAGGTGCACCTTGGTATAGAACTTTATTTGTACCTGCAATTCAAAAGATGATGCAAGATAAAGGATTAGGAGATATAATTGGAAGAGATTATCAACCGCCACAAGCACCTGAGGATAGAACAGATCAATTATTGAATTTTGATCCTGGTGTAAATAAAGATGATGGTGATGATGAATTTGTAAATCCCGCAGGCGATACTGAAAAAGGTGGAGAAGGGGGTATTTGGGAAGAGATACTCAAACCAGAAGAAGCGCAAGAAGCTCCTGAAATAGATGAAGATGAGTTATTAGATGAATTAAGCAAAGCATTAGATGCAAATGATACAGAAAAAGCAAATGCTATAAAAGAACAATTAAAGAAATTAAATAGTGAATCTTCATTGAAGTTTGGATGGCAAATGCAAGAACCTAATAATATTGAAGATGCAGCTATCAATTATAGAAATTTTTTAACTGCCCATAGTGTTGAAATAAATGGGTATATGGACGCAGGTATGCTTCCTGCTGAGGCACTTTCTAAAGCAGAAGAGAAAGTTGAGCCCCCAATACGATATAACCGTTTATTGAGTGATGTTAGAAAATTAGTTAATGCAGATAGATATTGGGACGTAGTTAATGATACCTTAGCTATTAATGCTTTTTCTTCTCAAAAACTTTCTTGGGAACTACAAGATGATGAAATAGAAATTAAAACTAAGATTCAGGTAGGCGGAATTAAACATGATATTCTTGCGTTTTTAGATGATCAACCTAACTACACTGCAAGATATAAAGATATGAATCATATTTGGGGAACGCGTTATCAATATTTTATGCAGTTACAGCACGGTGGATATGTTAGATGGCTCGGAAGAGGTTTATATGAGATAACAGGTAAAGGAAAAGCCGCACTTAAATACTTACATAGTAAAGATATGTTGAATGCAGTACCACCACATTTGAGTACTCAAAAATTAAGCTGGCAACAACAAAATGATGCAGAAGCAATTGCAGAAGCCACTCAAGATGCATATTCTTTTAATGCTTATCAAATGCCTTATTGGGTAAAATTAGCACAGTATGTTGCAGCTTGGGGATTAGATAATAAAGAAGTAGAAGAATTTTTAAGATCTAAATATCCAAGGTATTTAAGAGATTCTGTAAATTTCCATAATTACAAAAGAGAAGATTACGCACCCGATGAAAGACCTCCTTCGCCTCGTACTGTAGCAAAAAGATTCAAAGAATTATTGGCAGAAGTAGATAGAGATAAGGCAAATATAATAAAGGATGTAAAACAGTGGGCAAAAGAATGGTCAAATGAAGCATCTCTCGTGTTTAATATAGAGAAGAAAGGATTAAAATCTCATGGAGAAGACACAGGCGAGGACTCCTGGAGCAAAGGACAAGAAGAAGCGCAAACGCCGCAAGACAGTTCGCAAGCTGATGACGAAGCACGACAAGTCCCTCAAAAAGTTATCATAAGGTATCCTTCAGTAGAAGATATCATCGAAATACATGAAGAAGTGATTAATTCATATGGGGGATTAAAAGGGCTTACACAAGAAGGACAAACACAAATTGAAGCAGCTATTGGAAGGATGCAATCAGGCTTCGGAGAAGACCAATTTTATCCAAGCATATTAGAAAAAGCTGCAGTACTATGTCATTCAATTATAACATCACATCCTTTTGCAGATGCGAATAAGAGAACTGGATTTTTATCAGCTGTATATTTTTTACATAACAATGGTTTTAACATAACAGAATCAGAAGCATTTGCAGATATTATTATTGAGGTAGCATCTGATAACGCAGGATATGAACATTTAGTACAATGGATACAAGCGAACGCAAAGGAAGTTACAGATACTCATGGAGATGCATTACAGAAACTCACTTGGGCAGATGAAGTACCAAGACCTCCATCTGTATATAATTATTCTTTTACAGCTTTTGAACATGTTTATGAGCATATAGGAGATATACCAGATGATAATTCTCCATCAGTAACTGATTATGATGTAACTAAAGGAGAAAGAAGAATCTTTAATGAAGTTAGAAGAATTTTACAACAGGATGAAGAATTTGCAAAGTATGTAAAAGTAAAGAAAGTAGAATATGATGAAATGGATTCTAGTAATGTACATCATGCTGCTGCATATTTTGAAGTTATAATATCTTCTAAGAGTTTAGATTTGCTTGTACCTGCTATTAGAAAATTAGACGCAGAAATGTGGTTAGGACAAGAAGATATTTCTGACGCGGAATTATTAGAAGATATAAATAGTGAATCAATAGGAGTTGAAGCATCTAAAGTATTATCTTGGGAGCAGCAACCAGATGGAATTATACCATTTTCTCCTGATTTTTCTTACGTAAGTATGTCTCCGCAGACGCGTTTAGAGATTATGGCGGCTAATTTACGTGAATTAGACACAGCTACTAGAGATATAATGATGATATATTTATATGAAGATAGAGAATCAGGTATAAATCAATTGAAAAGTGAAGTAGAACTTTACGCAGATATGAGTGAAGAGAGTAGTATACCATTTTTTACTATTATGAATTATATAAATAACTATGGTAATAATGCATATGGATTATTTAGATTAAGTGACGCATTTAAGATGATAGCAGAACCAATACATGATGATGAATGGGAACTTATTCCTCCTACTACAGGCAGTTCAAAGCTTAGTTGGAGAGTACAAGAAGATCCTGTTGTGGAGCCTAATGCAATATTACGTGCATTACAAGATGAACTAGATAAAGAGAATTTAGATGTGCCGGAGAGCTTTCCGCAGTCTTATACTTATGTATATCCACTTACACATGATGAATACGAATATGTAAGAGATAATATTATGACTGATGAACTTTCTTCACCAGATGCTTATAGATCATATTATATAGCCACAAGGGATATAGCAGGTGACACAATATTTGATTTAATAGGAGTAGATTCTATAAAGACTATTGATACTTTAGAAGTATCTCTGAATATTAATACCATAGCAGATATTCCAGGACTAGAGAGATACGGCAATTTAAAATTTGAAAACACAGTAATTAATCGGTTAGCATTATGAAAAGATTAAATGGAAGCAATTTTAAAGTAACTGCAAATAAGGATAAGGGGAAAGCTAAAGACGGCGCACTACCTAACATTGCACCAAGTGGTATACAGCCTATTGGAGGTATGTCAAAGAGAAGTGGAATGGACGTAGCAAGAAATGCGCCATTATTTAATGACCCAAGATACACTAGCAGTACACTTTCTATTCCAACTGATAATAGAACACTTCATGGTCTTTATAGATTTTTTGCTGAAACAGATCCTATTGTAGGAGCCGCATTAAAATTACACACAGAGTTACCTCTTGCTGATGTAGGATTAGGCCAATGTGAAGACACAGGAATACAACAGCATTTTGAAATGATGTGGGATAACGTTAATGTAGTTAGATTACTTTCAGATATGGTATCTGAATATTATGAAATAGGAGATGTATTTCCGTTTGGTGCTTTTAATGAAACTACTTATATGTGGGATCAATTCACTATACTTAATCCTGATTATGTAAAAGTAGATTCAACTTGGGTTAATCAGAGACCTTTGATTAAATTGATACCAGATGAAAACTTAAAAAGAATAGTACAAACAAGAAGTCCTAAATTTATTTATGATCAATTACCTCCAGAAATAATAAGATACGTACTCTTTAGTAGAGAAATTCCTTTAGATCCTAATAATGTATTTCATATTGCACATTGCAAACGCCCTTATGAGTTAAGAGGAAAGTCTATTATAAAAAGAATTCTTAAAATATTGATGTTAGAAGATAGATTTAATCAAGCTAATTTTGCATTAGCAACTCGACATGCAGTACCTCTTACAGTAGTTAAGGTAGGAGATCCACAAACAGGATGGATACCAGATGAAGGGGAATTAAATGATGTTAGAACGTTATTTGCAGCTTGGGAAATGGATCCTAACTTTAGTATCTTTTATCACTACGGAATAAATGTCGAATTTTATGGTTCAAACGGAAAAATGCTTCCAATAGGCCCTGAACTAGAGAGAATTTATAGATTAAAATTTATAGGTCTTCAAGTCCATGAACAGCTTCTTTCAGGCGGTGGTGGAAGTTATTCACAAGCTTATATAAATCTTGAAGTACAGAGACAAAGATATCTTAATTTACAATTACGTTTAGAACAATTTCTTCATGAAGGAATGTTTAAACCCGTTGCAGATCTTTGTGGTTTTTATAAAGTTAAAAAAGTTACTTCTGGGCCAACTGGCTCTAAGAGTTCTTCTTATGGACAGGAAGATACTTTCAAAAGAGATTTAATGTCTCAATTTACTTCTTTAAGAGATGGCCAGGATAACGAAGATTTTCAGAAATTCATAGCACATAAAACTGCAGAACATGATCAAGAATCCGAGCAACAAGAAAGAGAATATGTTTATCCTGAAGTTGATTGGGGCGCAATGTCTGCAATCACTGATGAAAATCTTAAAAATTATATCAAGTGGTTGACAAAAGAAAGACCTTATTTAGTTGATGACGCCACTCTTGCACGCTTAGGAAAGTTAGATAGAGATGCACAAGAAGATGCATACTTCAAAGACTTAACAAGAGAGAAAGATAGAATAGCAAAATTATCTAAAGAAGGATTACTCGAGATTGCGCAAGCTAGGGGTAAAAAAGGCGGAGGCGCAATGGGTGGAGATATGGATATTCCAATAGGTGGAGATATGGGCGGAATGCCTATGGGTGGAGAAGCTGCTGCTATGGGTGGAGAACCTGATGCTGCGATTGGTGAAGAAGGCCCTCCTGATGTAGCATTAGAAGGTGGAGCTCCAGCCGGAATGGAAGCATCAATACAAAAAAGTATTACTGCAGATGATAAATTGATTATGCAAGAGAATGTAGACTTAGCAAAAAAGAAAAAGAGTCATAAAACAGCAATAGAAAGAGTAATTAAAAGCGACAATACTGCGATTGATTAAAGGAGTGAATACAAAATGTTAGTTAAAACCTGTACACAAACAGTTAGAGCAGTACCTTTGAGTGCTGTTTATGCTAATAAGGAAAGAAGAATTATACCTGTTAATAATAAAGAATTTAGGTATCTTCGTTTTAGAGCAATTGGTAATATGGAAGTATCCGGATTTAATGGTAATGTAGATGGTTTTCCTTATGAATACTTTGAAGATAATGAACCTGGATATGGTTATAAATCTTTTATAGGTAAAAGAGCTCACCACGAACATAACTCTAGTTTAGGTTTATTAGGAAGTATAGGAGATCTTCCTGATGCTTATCTTAACCAATTTATTTATCCTGATGGCGTAGAAAAGAAATGGTCTTCTTTACTTGATAAGAAGTTTGATGATAAAAGAATGTCTATCCTAGCATCTCCAAATCAGAAGTTAGGAGATATAGAAGTTTTAATGCGCATTGATACTACTCTTATGAAGAATTCTTCTTTAGATAAGAAAACACAGCAGGCATTAGAAAGAATAGTTAGAATGATAGATACTGGACAAACTCTAACTTGTTCAATGGGAACAAACGTTCAACATAGTGTTTGTAGTGCATGTGGCAATACCGCAAGATTCTCATCTGATTATTGTGATCATCTTACAAAGAGAAAAGGCGCACTTACAGTAACTACTTCTAATGAATTACGTGATTTATTAACTGCCGGAATATTAAGACCTGAATGGCTTAAACATATAGTATCTTCTAAATATGATGTTAAGGATATCTTAGGAGGAATAAGTAATAGGGGAATACCAGTTAAGAATGGAGAGATAAATCATAAATTATCATTTTTTGAATTATCTGTAGTAGCAGTTCCAGCATATCCTGAAGCTTTAATGTTAGAAAAATTAGCTCGCAAACAAGATGAAGAGCATAAAGAGTATATTAAAAGAATAGCATCTGAATTTGGTGAAGATGCAATATTAGATCTTTATTCTTATTTACAGCAAGCAGGTAAAATTTCAAACCAATGTGAGGTACATTAATGAAAGATTATACACAGTATAAATTAAATTTAGAGAAAAGCCCTATAGATGAGAGAGATTGGCTGTATAGTAATTTTATAACAGCACTTTCATTTCCTAATACGCTGGATTTAAGAGATAAAATGTTTGATGTAAGAGATCAAGGAAGCCAAGGATCTTGTGCTGCTATGTCTGGAGCTGCCATGAAAGATTGGCAAGAAAAAGTGGATGTTAATATCGATGAATATATGTCACCTCAATTTATTTATAATAATAGAGACAGGCCTGGATTGCCTGGAATGAATATGAGAGACTTGATGAAGATATTAAAAGATCTAGGAACTTGCAGAGAATCTAGTTGGCCTTATGGAAATTTAAGTAAACCTGATCAGCATGCTTATGATGAAGCTAGAAATTATGATGTATCAGGATACGCTAGTATTGATATTATTGATGAACTAAAGCAGGCATTATCTGATAATGGCCCTTGTGTAATTGCTGTTCCTGTTTATAATTATACCGGCAGAATGTGGTATCAAAGGGCCGGTGAAGGATACAAAGGTGGTCATGCTATGACTGTAGTAGGATATACTGAAGAAGGTTTTATAATTAGGAACTCTTGGGGAGATAATTGGAATGGCGATGGTCATACAATATTTCCATATACTGATTGGGGATTACAATGGGAACTTTGGTCTACAGTAGATGCGGAGTCTCAAGTAGTACCTCCAATTCCTCCTATTGAAGATGAATCTAGTACTTGGTGGATATGGGTTGTTGCAGGATTAGTTGTAGCTGCTGGTGTAGCTGCTTTTTTTATTTTTTAATATGAGATATTGATATGGACAAATTTGATATACTTTGGAAAGGGGAATATGTATCTGTCGTTTCTCCTAAAGAACATCCTTATGAATCTTTACATGAAATAAATGGGATTATGGTAATTCCTATTGCTGGTAATAAAATAGGGATTAGAAAAGAATTATGTCCTCCATATCTTATAAAAGATGAAACAGGCAAGAATTTTTATTACACTGTTGTATCAGGAGGAGTAGAAGAAGGAGAAACTCCGGAAGAGGCTACCGTTAGAGAATTAGAGGAAGAAGCTGGTATCAAGTTCGAGTCTCCTAAAATAACAGAGGTTTTTCGCGAAATGCCTGTGTGCAAATCGACAGATATGCGTATGACCTTCTTCATCTATGCAGATGATAAATATGAGGCAAAAGAGCCAGAAGGCGATGGCACAGAATATGAAGATATTGCAGAGACAATATGGGTTACATTAGATCAATTTAAAAAGGTAATATCACAGGATAATATAGATTTTTTGTTATATTCTGCTTATTATTTTTTAACACTATATTTGAAAAAGGAAGATACTCCAATGGAAAGCAGTTTGAAGATTGTACATCTGGGAAATAAAATGTATCAGATAGGAGATAATGATATTCCTGTTGATTCCGATACCCTAGTACAGACAGTAATGACGTCTTTGTATGGAAATGATGAACTCGCAGCTTTGGAATGGGTAGCACAATTAGATAAAGATGGTTCAAAAGATCTTATAATTAAAGAAGCAGAAAAAGGTGTTATTGTAGATTTATATGAAGTAGAATATGTTCCTACAGATCCTATGAAGGTTACACAAGAGCTTGCAAAAAATTTAAATGAGAAAGAAGACTTTGTAACACAGTATTTATTTCCCGGAAGTGAGACAGATGAAGTGCTTATAGGGTTACGTCAAGATTTATTAAGAGATCAACCACAGTCCCAACCTATAACAGCTCAAACTTCTTTTAGAGTAATTAATCAGCGAGTACTTTCATCCGCAGAAGAAAAACACATTTCAAAAACAGGTATGTTACCTGCTTATTTACTTGAAGAAACATATCATTTAAAACCTGAAGGCTGGTTACGTTTCAAATTTAAGAAAGAAGGAAAATTAGTAGACTCTATCATAGCTGGAGATACTTTTAGATATCTTATATCGGTACAAAGGGACGAAGATATTGAAAATTTTGATATAAGTTATGAGAGCTTAGTTACAGCAGGTATAAATCCTTTAGATTTGTTAAGTATTGTAAAAAATGCTAATGACATAATGCCAGACAGTGCATATGAAGATACAACAATTGACGATTTAATTGCTTCTAAGGATTTAGATATTAAAAATGTATTTGCAGCAAGGACTAAAGTAAATGAATAACATAAAAGAAACCATCTTTGAAGATTATGATTCTGTCGTGTTCGATTTGGATAGGACAATTTGGGATTGCTTTACTTCTCAGGGTACTTCAATAGGAGCTTACGCAATGCAAGCACCTTTTGAATTAAAATCAGGAGTATTAATTAAAGATACTAATGGTAATTATTGTAAGCTGCAAGAAGGAGTGCGTACTCTTATTAAAAGTTTAGATGCCGATAATATGAATTTAGGTATTGTTAGTTCTGGGGAACAAGAGAATGTTACATCAAATGCTCAACCTTCAGTAATGATGTTAAAGAAGTTTCATTTACATAAATATTTTAATTTGTATGTAGTATGTAAACAGGGAATCAATAAAAGAGAATATGTAAGACCTTTTGGTAGGACTTTATTTATTGATGACGATGAAGAGAACATTGAGCAAGTAAAAGTAAATGAAAAAGTAGATGTACTTAATAGAAAAGTATTTGAAGATTGGGATGAATTATTTCAGAAGAAAACATCAACATTGCATTTTGGATTAGCAAATTTTATCATTAAAAGAGCAGACGAAGATTTTAAGTATGCATCAGGAGTTGATACACTCTATAATCTATATCAGGCAGAGTTAGATTATACTATTACAAATAGAAGAGCAGAAGAAGGTGATGAGGTTACTGATGAGGATAACGTAAGATATTTAATTGCTAAGATGCAAATACCTAAGCTATTTGATACTGCTATTAAATATTTACAAGATATGTTATCATCTACAATTGAGTTTAGTAAAGAACGTATTACGGATTCTGGACTTGAGGAATTTCAAGAGCATCATAAAAAATTACTTCCGAGATTTGAAAGCGCTCTAGTTACTATAAATAGTGTTGTAAACTATACACATAATGAAGATCAATGGCCTCAAGTATTTATCGCAGTGGATAATGTTATAAATCTTATGCATGGGGATTTACCTTATATAGCACATTTGTTACAAGAAGATGCTGAAAGATTAGAAGGCGAATATGAGGATTATGTAACTGAGCAAAAGATACCAGATGCTGATGCACTGTCCGGCATAGATATTAACGTAAAACAACTTGAAGATAAATGGGATGAGTTTTTAGAGTTTCTTAATAAGCAAGGAAAGAGTTTAAATTTTAATACCGCTTCACAGAAGGTTGCATGGGAACAACAACCAGAAGAACCTAGTCCAGCATCAGAAGGAGCAGGGTATTGGATTAATAGAGATGATATGGAAGACATTTTTGTAATGGCACGAGATTATCCAGGTGAAGTACCTAGAGTTGATAATGCTACTTTCGCAGAGCAATTAAGACATCAGGAAGGATATGATTTTAGTGATCTTGAATGGGATTATGAAATAATTAAAACTTGGACACAGACTCCTCAGCCTATAGGTGAAGTAAAAATATGGCAAGAAATTGCTAATAAAGTAGGTGTAAATTTAAGGTATACGCAAGCAACATAATGGGAAGTTTTTGGAAAATAACGACATTAGCTTTTGATTTGCCTGGCGGTGAAACTTATAAAGATGATAACATTGATATATCTCCTCCTGAGACAGAAAATTGGACGCCTACCGAACGTAAAAGAAAAAGAAATCCTTTATTATTTTTACCTGGTGATGATAATAGCATAAAGTTTTTTGAAAAAGGGTTACATGAAACTGTTAATCGCCCCGAGACTGAAAGAAATCTTACTCCTTATGGAAGTAAATTATCTTGGGTAACAGATAGACAAAAATTAAAACGCGGTGCAGAAGTATATGATACAGATACAGGAGAGATTCAGAAAGTTATAAAGGTAGGTACACCTTCTTTCTTATATGATTGGGCTAAGCGCAATCTGAAAAATGAATTTTATCATAGTATAAAAGATTTAATAGATGGAGATTTAGTTTCTGAAAATGAAGAGTATTGCATTACCAGAGCCGGAAAAGCATATTATGATATGTTACCATTAGATCGAGTAGAATTGCACATTACTGAGAATACAAGATTAGCTTGGGGAACAGAACGTAGTATTTGGGTTACACATTGGGCAATTGCTGGAAATCAAGCGATGAATCCCACAAATGTCCAGCAAGACTGGACAGTTGTTGTTTTTTACCCTGATGATGATTATAAAGCTGCATTTAATGTGATAAAAGAGCGATTTAAGGCGTATGTACGGCAGAATTTCTCAGAAAGTTCAGAAGAAGGGGCTGGTTATATGTGGGCAGATGCAAAATTATGGAATGTACAAAGTGAAAAAAGTAAATTTTTAGATAAATATTTAACATCGGATGAAATAAAGAATTTGAAAGAGGATTCTATCTTAGTTATAGACAAGAAGGATTTCCCTGTTCAGATATCTAATCCAATAGAAAGATTTTAATCGGAGAACACAATGAAAAAGTTAAACTGGCGTAAAGTATTTGCAAAGTCCCAACCCTTTGATGATAAATTTGAGAATTATAAGATTCCAGATTCGAAAGGGAAGCTGCCCAATAGTGCAGAGTTCAGTGGTGATAAATTACCTTCTGGTGGAGATTCCGCTAAGAAAGAATTAGAACATTGGAAAGGCGGGGATTCTCAATATCATAAAGATAAGAAGGTAGAAGAGAAAGCTAAAGTGCCATCTCCTATTATATTTGAAGATAATAGAAGAGAGTTCATTGGTAAAGAGAAATCAGAGCGTAAATCTGGCTGGAGAGGATTCTTTCAAAAATTCTCAGATGTGAATTTTAATCAGGATCCTGATGGCGGAGTAAAAATTGAAGTTACAAAGGATAGTACAGAGGATGAAATTGAAACGGCTGGAGAGGTCATCGAGAATTTACCATTAGATGAAAATACTGCAGAATCAAGTAAAGCTGACTGGAGGAAAATGTTTTCTTCAGATGCTGATATGGATTTTAGCCGTAAACCTGATGGTACAATGACGCTTAAAGTAAAGCACATGTCAGAAGAAGAGAATTTAGATATTCCGTCCTCTCAAACACCCCAAACTCCTGAGCCGGTATCGCCCTCACCAGTTCAGGAGTCCTTTTCCCAAGAGCCTGCACAAGCTATGGCTGCTAAAACACCTTGTAGTGATCAGTCTGAACCTCAAGAAAGAGTCATAAGAAAAGACAGTAATCTTAGGCTGGTAGCGAAAGAATGTAAAGAGCAGGTAGGGATATTTATTGAACAACGTAAAAAAGGCACTATTGCCAGCAGGGCATTTAATAACACTAAGGTTTTAGCAAGTGAAGTACATGAACGTGATGGTAAGCAATACAGAGAATTGATTAATGAAGCAGTTTGGATTGTCAAATATGATGAGTTTTTGCATCAAAAATAAAAGGTTTACTTGTGGACAACTTAAATTTTGAAGATTTTGAGGACGAATCTTTAGAAAATTCTCTTTCATTTGATGATTATTCAGATGGGGAATTAGACACTGCCATAAATGAAATCAGTAGCAGTTTATGTTTTGAGCTTCCAGATAATCCATTAGTTGAGGACATATCCGCGTCATCTAAATTATTGGGCATTTTTGAACAACGGCTTGTGGAAATTGAGAAAGCATTAGAAAATCACAGGTTATCTAAGGAATCCCGCCAAGAGTTAAGGTTAGAATTACGAATGATCAAGACAGCGTTTGCACAACACAAGCGGAAGTGATTGCGTTTTGCTGTGTTAGAGACGTGCCATCTTGAAATTTTGCACATTGCCCCCTATATATTACAAAAGTTTAACGAGAATTATAATTTTACTAGTAAAAAATATTAATAAGGAGATCTTATAATGAAATTCCCACAGAAAGACGAAGCTATTAAATCTCTAGCCGAGATGGAAGCAGAACTAACTGAAACACAATCCGATGCAGATGCCTTTTTATCTGATTTAGATGAGATGGGGCCTGAAGACATGGACTTCACCGATGTAGAATTAGATGAAGGTGAAAAAGAGGAGGTTGATAAAATTGAGACTCCTGAAGATGCTAAGAAAGTTTTAAATTCCGCCTGTGATGACCTTCAAAAAGTTATTGATTCTTTAGACGGGTTAACAGGACAGGTTAAAGAAGAAATAACAGAAGCAAAATTCAAACGTTACAATGAAAAAGTTGCTTCATCTTTGATTACTCTTGCGGAACAAACAGATAAAGGCATCCAAGATGCTAAAGCTGCAATGAAATATTGGGCTTTCTTAAAGAAAGCTAAGAAAGTAGAAAAAGTTGCGGCTACTGTTGCTACAACTCCTACTGATGAAATTGATAAAGTATTCGCTACTGTTGAAAAATCAATGACTTTTGCAGAAAAAGTTGCAAAGACTTTTGGTTATGTAAAAGCTGATAAAGTTGTTGAAGCAACTGCAGTTCCTCCTACAGGTGCAGAGTTTAGTGGTGATAAATTTCCTGGTGGAAAGAATCCTGCTGATGTAGAAAATAGAGCTTGGAGTGCGGGTGCTGGTAAATTTGATAGAGATAAATCTTTTGAAGATGCACGTCCAAATCCAGCTGAAGATCACAGACTTGATACTTCACAGTATTCAAGGAATGATGCACCTTATATTAATGCATCATTTAAACTTAACAAAGAAAATAAATTTAGTTCTTATTGGGAAATTGTTGATACAAAAACTGGTAAGAAAGTTGTTGCTGATTTTGCTAATGTTCCTAACACTATTGGAACGAAGAATGCAGAATCTTTCAAATTATTTTCCAGCAAAGGTTATGGCGAACGCATAATTGATACAGTTGTTTCATCTGGTATTGAGAATGTTGCCAAATCACTTGGTGGTAAAGTAAGCAAGTTAGATAAAGAAACACTTAAAGTTGTTGCCGCTGATAAAGGTTCATTAAGAAGTTATTACACAGATGCTTATGGAGACGCTGGTTATTCTGGAGAGCTTACAGCAGGCGCAGATCAAACTATGGATAAAGGTTATACACCAAAAGATAATTCAGTTAAAGGTAAAAGTACTGAAACCAAAGATGGCACTGGTAAACTTTCTAATAAAGAAGATGAAGAGAATGCAAAAACTGCTACTCCTGATGACGATCATCAAGTATTACTTGCAAAATCACGTCAGGCAGTTAAGCTAGCAAGGAAATTTGCTAGTAGAGGTGCTATTCCTTTTGTTTATGCTTCAATTATGAAGAAAGCTGAAGAGTTAATGGGATTAGAAGATGACCAATTTGAAGCTAAAGATGAAGCACTTAATGATATACCTGTTGTTAATGAAGCGGCTTTGAAAAATGCTCACATTCCTGAAACTGAAGTTGGTATAGTAGGTAACAAGAGTGAAGGCGTTAGAGATCAAGGCGCACAGGTAAAGACAGAAGATATCGATAGTGGTGTAGCTGGAGATGCTAAAATATCTAAGAAAGCTAATTTGGTTCCACAGATGTTAACTGATAATCCATCGGAAGTAAAATTTACTTTTAATTCAATTAAAAGCCGTTTGGAAGAGAAAGGTATTACACCTGACAAATTAAGAGTTGCAAAAAGAAATCGTTAATCGTTAAAAAAATTATTTATATTAACTAGGAGAAATAAAATGAGTAAAGTAGTTGTCCTTCACGCGTATGCAAAGGATTTTCATCCTGTTGCAGCTGCTACAATCACCACAACTTGGCTTCCAGGTCAAGGTTTCCAATATAATTCCACTGGCGAATATGTTGAAATCAGTAATGTGGATAGCACAATGTTTATTGTTGGTGACGATGAGGATGAACTTTCTACACCTCCTTCAGGTTCCTTAGTAACATTATATTATGGTGCTGGAACTAAGTTGTTAATCAATCATGCAGAAGAAGTTGCCGCTAGTTCCGCAGCTAGAGCTTACGAGGCTGATGTAGAGTCAGCAGCTCCGAATGCTAGCCTGTATATCGGCGCAGCTGGTAAATGGCAGGCTGCTAGTTCTGGTTCTGTTAAAGGTAAACTCTTCCAGGTTCCTTCAGCAGATAACAACTACGAAATGGGTGTAATTCTTAGGTTCTAAGAGAAGTTCTATATTTCGGTGCCTTTGGTGAACGCCAATGCGAGATCCAAAGGCATATTGTTCTTTTTTAATTTGTTTATAAAGTTTTCAATCAATATCGCTTATAGTATAGTTTTTGCTATAAGTTTTCACGATGCTTAGATTTTTTATTAGTATCGTTCATTTAAATAAATAGGAGTTATCATTATGATACTTGTCAATCAAAACAAACCAGGCGACGGTTTCTCTCTTCAGAAAGAAGCTAATGTTCCTGTGAATGATCCTTACAGAACTTACGAAAGTTCAGTAGTGGATGATGACGCGATTTGGCAGTCATTGACAACTGAAGCTGGTAGACAAGCGCTTGGTGCACAGATGGCTGTGCCGATAAGAGAAGAGCTTGACTATGTAGGCGTTGCTCGTAAATTTTTCGAGATAGACGTTCTTGCTCAAGGTCAGATTGCTAGATACGACAAAGATGTTGACGTTCCTGCCTACGTTGTGTCAAAAAGAGGTAGAGTAGATGAGTGGAATGTAGAAGGTGAATACGTTGAGCCTACTACTTGGGAAATTTTCTCACCTGCACAGATCAGATTATCACAAATTCAACAGCGTAGATTCAACATTCTTGATAGAACGCAAGAGAAGATCAGAATTCAAATGCAGATTCAAGAAGACGATCAGTTTTTAGCATTGCTAAACACAACTACTGCTGCTAACACCACTAACAATCCTTATGTTACTGGTACTTCCGGATGTGATAAGGCTTTCTTAAATGATTTAACTGCAACTGTAATGGATCATGATTTACCATGCTACGGCGTGCTAATGAGATTCGATTCTTTCAAAGATATTCGCGCTTGGGATAATACCGAAGTAGATCCAGTAACGATGAGAGAAATCCTGGAAACAGGCCTTTATGGTACAATATGGGGAATCGATATTATCGTTTCTCGTAGAGTAGCTCAGGGAAGCGTTTATGCGCTTGCAGAGCCAAGGTTCTTCGGTGTAATGCCTGTTAGAACTGAAGTCATCTTAATGCCTGATGATGATCCAAAACAAGCTACAATAGGTTATGTAGGTTATGAAGAAATTGGTATGGCTGCGGTTGTTCCAAATTCAATAGCAAAAGGAACTCATAATTAAAATATCCTAAACGTATGATAATATGTTTTGTATTTTGTATGAAAAAGGACAACTTTGTATGAGGTTGTCCTTTTCTTTTATTACCTAGAAATTCTTGTTAAATGCACCATATATTAAGTGTTAAACCTTTCTTAAATAAAAGAGATTATAATGAGTGTTTGTGAAAATTTGCGGCTTTTTAATAAAATAGGGTTGCGCACTGTGCATACTATCCCTGTAGATGCATCACCTACACCTTCAGGTTCTTTAGAAGGTTTTTCTCTATATTGGAATTGCAGGAGAACAATCAATGAACCTTCTGCTAGTATTTCTTTGAATAGTTCAGATAATCCAACACAATTGTATGTAACGCACCAAACATCTGCGGAAGTAGAAGTAATTTTATCTGATACTGATACATCAGGGCTATATTCGGGTGCATACTATTGGCAATTAGATTTATTACAAGTTAGTGGTTCAATACGGCAATCTTATCCTGCAGTAGGTTATGGTGATATTATATTCCAACCAGGAATGAGCCAAGATGTACCAACCGCAGTTGAAGATGTTACTGATACTTCAGGATATATAGAAGCTGATACCACATTAGGAGATTATATTGCAAACTTACCTACAGCACTTAGTTGGGCTGGTAAGTTATTTATTATTAAAGCAGACGGTTTAACAGGAGGAGATGTAATTGCTACTCCTGATGGAAGTGAAACCATTGATGGATTTGCAACCTATACTATTAATTCACCCTACGCATCACTAGTTTTATATAGTGATGGTAGTAATTGGAAAATAGTAGCTGAATAAAAGGAAAGACATGAAAAAATTATTATTTATAATATTATTTTGTATTTTAAGTACAGTTAGTACATTTGCACAATATTCCCAAGAACCTGGAGAAACTTATGTAGGACAAGTAAGAGGTAAATATCCTCTTACAGTAGCAGGTCTTCAAGACGCAATAGCTTCAGTTGATAGCGGAGTTATTTATATAGCCTATCCGGGATTGTTAGACACAAGTGGAGTAGGAGCTATTCCGAGCAATGTATATTTAAGTGGATGGTATCAAGGAAACTTGATGCAAAGTACTATTTACAGTAGTGCTAACAATATTACACAGCCATTTGATGCACTCGAAGTCACCAATGATGCTTCGATAGGTGGCGATTTAGAGGTTAATGGGGACACACAGGTTAATGGAATTATGAAAGGACGATACTTAGATTTATCTGGAACTTCTACAAGGCTTTCACTTAATACAGCTAACACTGCAATGTACACAGATGAATCTGGAAATGTGGAAATTCTAAGCAATGGTGAAACTGTATTTTGGATTCGTCCAGACGGAGCTGAGGTTGATAGACCACATCAGTTGGTAACACAACATATCGCTGATTATGAAGATGGAAAATATATTACTATTGGGGATTACGATGCTTTTGAAGATAAGGATGTTGTTATGGAAATTGGTGATGCAGACAGTGTGGGGAATAAGACTTTGATTGTGATTGATGATTCAAATAAAAAAATATTATTAAAGTCTGATTCTGTTAGAGTTGATGGTAATTTATATATGCCTGGTAATAAAAATTTGTTTATGGGTGACAATTCTGAATTTTCTGCGGGGGTGACTAGTGGTAATACATATTTGTATGGTGTTCAAGGTACATTAGCTGCTGGATATCAAAATAAAGCAAATATAATATGGGGAAATGATTATATAGATTTTATAACAAGTTACAAATATAGATGGACAATTAGAGATAATGGAGAATTTAGACCATATTATGATAGTGATGTTGATATTGGCACTGATAGTTATCGTGTAAAAAATATATATACAGACACTTTGGACGTTGATGGTGATGCTGATATTGGTGGTAATTTAGATATTGATGGTGATGTAGATATTGATGGTAATTTTGTGCTTGTTTCACCAGAAAATACGGGAATAATTACTCTAACAGCAGGCGAAAATACGGATATGGTGTTTACGGTTCAGGATAATG